GAGAATCTGAAACAGCAGATTGCGGCAAGTAAGGGTGTCGGAAACTTCCGTTCTATGTTCGTCAACATTCCCGGCGGTTCTGAAAAGGCAATCCAGATAATCCCGGTCGGCGATTTCCAGGCGAAAGACGAACTGGAGAAAGTCAAGAACATAACCCGTAACGATGTTATCGCCGCTTGGCGAATGAACCCGGCGCTGGCGGGAATCATTCCAGAGAACAGCGCCGGGTTCGGCGACATTGAGAAGATCGACCGGGTGTACATGAATAATGAGATTCGTCCGATCCAACAGCTGTTCCTTCAGGTGAATGAAGTGCTCAGAGAAGACCGGCGCATTGCGTTTAAAGAAGCCTCCGCAGGCTAGCTTTATGGCAAAATAGGTTCCTGGTCGGGACCGTAGGGGGGAGATATGCGGGTCTACTGTAAGTTGTGTGGATCGAAAGCGAGAATCGCAACGCGGGAAGATATTACGCCTGAGTTCGCCAAGTTGTATTGCCAGTGTTTGGATGCTAAGGGATGCGGGCATCGTTTCGTTATGAATCTCGCGTTCTCGCATACCTTGGTTCCGGCAGCGGAGCCGCTGGAGCGAATTCTGTTTGACCGTCTCCGCGAAATGCCCCGCCACCAGCAACGAGCCTTATTCGATCAACTGGGGTTGTTGCCCTGACGCCCAATCTTCTCCAACAGTTTGGAGGTTCCCGCTAGGTCGCTGTTCACCCAGTTGATAATCACTTGAGCGCCTAGGCGCTCAGGCTCTGTTAGCGGAACGGAACCAACTGCCCCACTCACGAAACTAAGCGCGTGCTGTACGTCGTTAAGTTGGTCGCGCAGCTCAGTAATTGTGAGGTCTCCCATTTGCCGGTACTCCATGCTGGCCAATTGATGGGAGCAAACTTTATATGTCTCTATTTTGCTTGGTCAAGCACTTTTTCAGGCTTGATTTTATTTTTTGGATATGGGGCGATGAACGGTTTTTGCTGGATTCTGGAGTGTCGATATGTTTGGCGGTGGTGGCGGTTTCATTATCGATATTTCAATAGAATAATTTTCTCATTAAATGTTTTTCTGAATGGAGGATTTTTACAATGAAATTTTGCTAAATTAGTTAAATGCTGGTTTTTGGAAAATAATTTTGTGCTGATCTGGTATATAACTGGTTATGTCGTTTTAGCGCTGCAATTGCTGTGCGCTAACCTCCGCTGAAAGTGAGAAAGGGCGCCGAAGCGCCCTTTGTTATGCCTGTTCCTCCCATCCCTCCAGGTCGTGGATCCCCTCGAACCTGACCATTCCGAAGCGCCGGGCGCCGGCGGGGTCCTGCATGCCCACCAGGAACTCCCCCGGAGGCAGCGGGATCTGGACGACGCCCAGGCCGCTGAAGTAGTTGAGCACCGGCGAGGCTTCGACGATCACGAAGGTGGACGGCAGCCACAGTTGCTTGCGTGCTTGCCGATTACGCTCTTCGCTGACATTGAACACGCGGCGTTCTTGCAGGTGAACCGGCGCGCCGATCATTGGCTGATCCTCTTGTGCTGGTCGCAGATCGCGGTCCTGGTCGTCAGGAATCCGCCTCGGTCGCAGTGGTGGATCGCCTGGACGGCAGCGCCTGGGCAGGTCGCGGCCGGGGCTTTCTCGGTGCGCAGGTATCGACAGTTGCCGCATTCCGGGCGTTGGTTCACGTCTTGCCAGCGCAGGGCAAACCGCTTCTGCTCGGCCAGGGTGCCGTGACGGTCAGCTTTCATGCGTGGGCTCCCTTGCGGTAGAGCTGCAGCTCCTCTTCCAAGGCATCGATCCGTGCGTTAAGCAACTGGACCAGCCGGTCCTGGTGCTGGCGGGACTGGTCGTCGAGCAGTGTCTGTTCCAAGCGGGCGATGATTTCCGAATTCATGCTGCGATGGTTGTCCCGCGCAGTCTCCGCGACCCGGTCGCGCATGCCGTCAGGTAGGCGCACTACGAACTTCTCGGCGGTACGGGAGTTAGACATGGTGGTGTTCTCCGAACGTGATAGCAGGGGCTGTAGGACGTATGGGGCGGGCCAGCAACTGGGCGACTACTGAGACGTCCTGGTCGGTGAGTTCGCCCAGGCTGTAGGCCAGGGCGGCGACGCTCTGCAGCCTGGCCCGGGCCGCGTCCGTTTTCATGACCAGGAATGCAACCAGGGCGCCGCCGACGATGGCGGTGGCAACCAGATGGCGCGGTGCTGTGGTAGCCTTCGCAGTGCTACCGCTGGGGTGTTTCTTCATCGTGTGACTCCTTCGCTGGTGGTTGGCGTCGGGGAGCGGCTACTCCTCGACGCCTCTTCTTCATGCCGTCAGGCGTTCGGCTGTTTCGGTGCCCACATGCTGTTCAGCAGGGCCCATACCACTCGGCCGTTATCGTCGCGCTCGATGCGCTGGCGGACTTTCAACATGGCGGTCCCGTCCAGAGCGATGACCAACAGGCATTCGTCCTGCAGGATCGGATCCAGGCGCCGCAGGTCGTTCAGGTTGAAGGGGTGTGCCTCTCCATCCTCGAGGCCGAGCAGAAGGCGCCCAACGACTCCCCCTGTTTCCGTGTGACAGAGTGCTTCCGGCACCAGACGCCGCAGTACCTTGGTCGCCTGTATATCGATCAGCGACTTGACCAGTTGGGCTCCAAAGAGCTTGCCCAGGTTTTCTTCGTTCTTCGTCATCGTGTTGTCCTTCGTTGGTGGTTGAGGCGTTAAGCCGCTTCCGGGGCCCACAGCTCGATCAGGCGCTGCCAGATGGCATTGCCGTTTGGGACTCGCTCGTGGACCTCCAGCTCGGGGCTGTAATCCATGACCAGGACCGCCAGGCAGTCCTGGAACAGATCCAGGTCCAGGCCGCGCAGCTCAGTCAGGTCAAAGGGGAATTCCTCGCCGTTGTACAGCCCGAGCAGGAAGCGCCCGATGGTGCGCGCCTGGTCGGTTGGCTGGAGCGCGATGGGGGCCAGGCGGACCAGCGCCTGGTTGCCGGCGGCGATCAGGGCGGGACGCTCCTGGTCGTAGGCGTAGATCTTGGCCATGGCGGCGCTGATGGATTCGTTCATGGGGTTCTCCGTTCTCAGTGGTTGGGGGTTTCGCGGTGGTTGGCCAGCAGGCCGACCAGGATCTGGAACACGTCGTTGCCGAGCCTGCAGGCGGCCAACTGGCCGAACTCCAGGCCGGCTTCCTGATGCAGCCAGGCCGAGCGCTTGAACCCGGCCAGGCTGAGCATCGTTAGCAGCAGCGCCTGGTGGGGCTCGTCCAGGGCGTGCAGCGCTTTCAGCATCCGCGGCAGTTGGTCGTCCTCGATCTCGGGGACTTCCCAGTGACGGTCCTGCCGGGGCTGTAGCTGCGGTAGGCGCAGCAGCTTGGCGCCGCGCCGCCACCAGTAGAGAAAGTCCTGGTGCGCGGTGCTGCTGGCCAGGTCGAACGGGCCGACCAGGCGGGCCAGGTTCTGGGCGAGTGGTTGGGTGGCGTCCATCGTTGTTCTCTCCTAAAAAATCCGTTCTGCGTATGCCCTCGCCAGGTCTGGAACATCCGGAACAGCTGGGGCCGAAAAGTTGGAGGCCGCGCCATTCGTGGCCTCTAGTACTCCCCGGCTGTTCCGGTGCTACTGGAACACCTGAGAACAGGTGAAAAGTGAAAGTCGCTGTAACCCTAGTGCCACGTGGCTTACCGGCTGTTCCGATGAAAAATGCTCTTGGAACATTGCTGGAACAGGTAAGGAACAGAACTGTTCCGATTGTTCCTGTGTGTTCCAGTAGTGGTGGAACGTGTTTTTATGTTTAAGTGATTGAAAATAAAGAGATTTATATTTCATTTTTCATTTGTTCCATATGTTCCGGACAAACTGAGGGTCTACGCAGACTTCCTTGGAAAGACCTGAACCTCTAACCGCACACGAGACCTTCGCCGGGCTCACACGCACCTCTTCTGAAAGATCCAGCACTGCAGAGGGCGCTTCTCCAGGGCGGATCGAACCTTTTTGTTTTCGATGAAGGCATAGGTCTGGCTCTTGGGCAGGTCACGACGCAGCAAGGTCGAGGGTAGGAGTTCCTGCCCTGCGTTCTTCGAGGCTTGGGTGAAGTGCTCGAGGTTGATGGCAATTAAGGCTGGATCGGTCGAATGGTTGAGAGTTTCGTGGATCTCTTCCCGGGTCCCGTCCTGGTCGGTGATCGTTACCACCCGCTCATTGAGGAAGTGGTAGATGTTCCAGAACTTGGTCAGCAGCTCGGGTTCGCTACTGATGACCTGCTGCCTGTGTTGTGCGCGATTCTTGAGATGCTGGACGACTTGCAGTTGGAGTTCGTCGGTCCACCCTGGCAGCAGTCCCTGGGTCGCATAGGCTGCCGCCATAACCGTGGCGTGGCAGTCAACGATCCGGAAGTGCTTCAGCGCGCTAACGCCGAGCAAGAACTTGTGGTAGGTGTCGCGGGCTTTCCAGAAGCGCTCCAGCCACAAGGTTTCATTGGCCAGGCAGTGACGTAGGTAGCCAGCCAGGTGGCCGACCTCGAGGCGGTGCAGGCGGTCGGCGACTGCTTTCAAGGCAATGGTGTGGTGGTCCCTGGTCGCGTGCAGGTGAACGATACGGGTCAGGGTCGGTTCGCTCGCCACTACCTGATTGTTCTGCGCGATGCACAGGGCGGCGCGGAACAGAAGGCTGGCGGTTTCGGGACCGGTAGTTTTCGTACCAGTGGTGCGCAATGTGCCGTTGTAGTCGAAGAGATCCTTGTGATCGTCCCAGTTGAACTGGTTGATGATGATGCGTCCCTGGCTGTCGGTGGACTCGCTGTCGGATTCGATGAACACCACCGGCAGGTTGCTGACCTGGGCGAGTACACGGGCCAGGCCCACGTTACTGGTGCCGCCACCGTTAGGCTTGATGCCTTCATGATTGGTGCGGCCGAACAGACGCCAGAGGAAGCGCAGCAGGGACGATTTACCCGCACCGCCCTGCCCCGTGAACTCCAGGTAGGGGTAATTACCGACCATCTTCTTGATCTGTTGGGTGAACAGCGATCCGGTCCACCAGGAAAGAGCGGCCAGGCCGTTCATCTGGTGTACGGCCACCAGGTCGTCGAACCAGTCCAGGTTCACCTGCTCGCCATAGGTGATATGCAAGCTTTGCAACGCGGTTTTCAGCGCACCCTTCCCTGTGTCGAGATAGCGGTGTTCGTTGGCCAGCAGCTCGCGGCCCTTGATGAACCCGAAGTCTTGGAAGCAATAGGTGCCGGTTTCTTCGTCATACCCCACGAATGGTAGGGTCCGCACCACGTCCGGGTTCTCTGTCCACTGCTCACGAAGGATCGACAGAACCTTCTCGCCACCGTTGAACACCCCGCCAGGCGTGCGCTCAAGCAGCGTTTTGGCGAAGGCCCGCGGCTCAGCGATAGAGCCAGCTGTCAGGGCGACCGTCACGCTGTTGCGACCGTTGGGGAAGGCGACGCGGAAGAAGTATTGCTGTTCGTTGGTAATGACGTCGCTCTGGATGTATTCGAAGTGCGGTACGCAATTGGCGACCTGCTCGACGGTGGTGTGCTTCTTGAACTCTTCCAGGAAACCACCGCCCGGGGCTTCACCATCTGTCTGCAGCTCGTTCTTGTTCACCCTGGCCGAGTACAGGCGATTGCCGAACTCCAGCAGGAAGAACGACCGATTCAGGCGCTGGAACATGACATAGGCCTTGTTCAGCGGTGTGGGTGCCGTGAAAAGCCGCCCCTCGTACAGGGCATCGTTTACCAGGGTTTCGTCCAGGCGGCCGATTCGGTAGACGTCATCCCAGTCCTGTGGCTCGCCGTTGCCCTGCAGCGGCAGCAGGGCGACGGCCACCAGCTCGTTCCTTTCCGCCAACTGCTTGCGGTATTTCACCGTGAAGGTGCGGCCAGCCTTGTCGTTGTCCAGGGCGAGTGTCCACGTCACCAGCTTGCCCTGGTGCTCGTCGACGTAGGCCCAGGGGAAGTTGTTGGCCGAGATCGAGGCGATCACCTTATAGCCGGCGAGCCACAGCGCGATGGCATGGAAGATCCCTTCGACGATGAACACCTTGTCGTTCTTCTCGATGACCTGGCCAGGTGGTGTCCACCCCTTGTTCTGGTAGTTGGTGCCGTACTTGATGTGGGCCTTCTTGCCTTCGTTGGCCTGGATCCCGCGCTGGTCGATCAGGCGTTCCCAGTAGCCGTCGCACAGCGGGAACCGGACGGTTTCCACCCACTCGCCGCTCTTGGTCTTGTACCGCGCTTGCTCGTAACAACCGGCAAGTCGATCAGTGTTGAACCCGCGAGCACGCTGGAGGTAGGCGCGAGCGGTGGCGTGCGGGTCGGCCTCCGATCGGGGGAAGCGATCGGAGAGGTTTTCGAACAGGTAGGAGTAACGGTCGCGGGTCTTCTCTTCGTACTGGCACTTGTTGAGCCGATTGCATTTCAGCTGAAAGGGCTTCTGGCGACTGATGTACAGCGAGCGCTTCCCACAGCCCGGGCATACCCCGTTGTTCAGGTACTTTTCCGAAGCCTCATGCGGCTTGAAATCCAGTTCGGCGTCGCTTTCCAGCGCCGGCAGAACGTCCTGACGGTAGATCTCGTCGAACTGGTCCTGGCTTACACGTGCGTTCATTCCGGTTCCCTTACTGCTGCTGACCAGCTTTCGATTCGTTGCGCACTCGCTGCGCCTGCTCTGCAGCTTCCAGGGCCATGTGAACCATGTTGATCAGCACGGCCCCACGCGAGCCCTCCCTCTTTGGCCGTATCAGGTAATGGCCTGCCCTGATCTCGTTTTCCACAGCGCTTTTGGACTGGCCGGATCGCTTCACGAACTCGGCGACAGTCACGTATGGCGTGTCGATAGCAATCTGCATTCTGATAATCTCCTGACTGATATTTGTGGATATTTGGGTCAAAAGTACCCATACGGAACCAATGTAAGTACCCATACGGAACCATGTCAAGAGGAAAATGCAACTAATGGAGTTAGCGGAGAAGCTGAAGGCGATTCGGATAAGGGAGGGAATGACCCAAGCGGAGCTGTGTGAGGCGACGGGTATCAGCCTGAGCAGCTACAAGAAATATGAGCTTGCCCTACGCCTTGAGGTGAGTTCCGTTGCGCTGTTGAAGATCACGGGCCATACGCGATTCAAGAAGTACGTTCTATGGCTGATGACTGGTGACACCGCGCCCGATTGCGGTCAGATCAGTCCGCTGGAGCAGCAGAAATGAAGCTGCCAGAACCGATTCGGCCGCTCTATGTCTGGTGTGGCTACTTTGTCCTGGCTTTGGGGTTGACGGCTGTAACGAGTGATGCTGAGTGGGTGAAGTCCGCGATGGCCATCTACCTAGTGTGGGCCATCGTCGAGACCATTCGATTCATCCGCCACAAGAAGAAGGGCAAGAGCAGCCAGGCGCTGGCTCAGCAGTGGATTGACGTGGCCGAGAATGGCCGTAGCTCAGAAGCACGCGCGAATAACACCTTCGAGCACAACGATGCTGAGTACATCCAAGGCGAAACGATTTGGACGGGGGCGAAGCAGATCCGCTTCAACTACCGCAACGCGCAAGGCGAGTACTCCGACCGCGAAGTGACGGTGCATAAGGTGGTGGCCGGTGAAGACGACACCTACTTTGTAGGCCTCTGCCACATGCGCAACGAGCCCCGCACCTTCCGCCTGGATCGCGTGTATCCACGCAACAAGGTTACGGATACGGCTACTGGCGAGATCAACACCCTGCGCAAGATCCTGGGCGTTAAGCGCCGGGCTCGTAGTTAAACCCATGTCGATCAAGAAACAGGACAATGGCCAGTGGTTGGTGGATTGCCGGCCAGAGGGAAGGTCAGGCCCGCGGATCCGCCGGCTGGTGAAGTCGAAGAACGAAGCCATGCACTTGGAACGTCGAATCATGGGCGACGGCTCCAAGGGCGAGTTTGAGAAGAAGCCGAAACGCGACGAACGCCGCCTGAGTGAACTGGTGGGGCTGTGGTTCACCATGCACGGCAACACCTTAAAGCAAGGCGACAAGCGACGCCGCGAAATGCTGACCACTGTGGCGCGAATCGGCGACCCGATGGTTTGCACCTTCACCGCCGAGATGTTTGCCGACTATCGTGCTGCCCGGATTGCAGGGAAGTGGGGGCGGCTCAAAACTGGGTCAGGCAAGAAGAAAGGGCAGGCGGCCAAGCCTGTAGGTGCCAAGACGTTGAACCACGAACTGGTGCACCTGCGGGCCATGTTCAATGAGCTGGAGCGTCTGGAGAAGTGGACAGGTGAGAACCCGTTGGCGAAGGTTCGAGCGCTCAAGCAGGACGAGACGGAAATGGGCTACCTGAGCCGGGAACAGATCCCGCTTTTGCTGGCCAAGCTGGATCAACACCCGTCCACGGTTGGTATGGTTGCCCGGGTCTGCTTAGCCACTGGTGCCAGGTGGTCCGAAGCAATGAATTTGACACCTCTGCAGGTGCGGGATGGTCGAATCCACTTCGTCCGCACTAAGTCGGCAAGAAACCGCGCAGTGCCGATTTCTGCAGAGCTGCAGAAGTCGCTTGAGGGGGCGCTCCCCTGGAGATCGTCCTACTCGGCGACCTACAAGGCGTTCGAGCTGGCGGTGGCCGAACTGGATCTGCAACTGCCGAAAGGGCAACTGACCCATGTGCTGCGCCATACCTTCGCAAGTCATTACATGATGAACGGTGGTGACATCCTGACCCTGCAGCGCGTGCTGGGCCACGCGACTCTCCAGATGACGATGCGCTATGCACATTTCAGCCCCGGACACTTGGCCGAAGTCGTCAACCTGAATCCCCTGGCCCAGGGGTGTGGACGTTTCGTGGACGCTGAAAAGGAATGCGAACCTGGTGTGGACGCACAGGGTCAGGCTGTAGCCCAGGTGTGA